ACCGACCCGAGTCGAGGCGACGTAGAGAACTTGCCGGCTGCGGACGAGCAGCTCGCGGGCGACGTTGATCTCCAGCCCGGTGTCCTTGATGCCGACCGCAGTCGCCATCGAGAAGTCGCCGAACAGGGCGAGCGTCGACGCCGGGAGACCCTTCACGAGGTAGACCGGGGCACCCATGATCGTGGGAACGATCCGGCCGCCGCCGACGACCATCGTCGTCTGCTGCGACGCCCAGAGCTTCATGAGGTCCACCCAGCCGGCCTTCGAGACCACCCAGGCACCATTTCCCATGATCGACTCGTCGACCTTGCCGACGACGTCGGCCAGATTGGCGGCCGTGGTGGAGGCCGAGGCGCCCACCGTGATCGTGTTCCCAGCCACGACCGAGGCCGCGAGGCCGGTGATCGCGGGGTTCGCGGTGTTCCCGCCCAGCCAGACCGAGTCGATCCAGCGGGCGAGGCCGTGCGAGAACCGATCCACGAGCAGGCCGGCGACGTCGACCGGGGAGTCTTCGAGCAGGGCCCGCGAGACGGGCACCGACGCCCCGCCCTCGTAGAGGGTCAGCTCGGCGCCGCTCGACGCGACATCCTGATCAGTGAACGCCACGTTCTCGGCCGCGAAGCCGAACGTGACGTCGCCCGACTTCGGGATCGACAGCTTCTGGCCCTGCGGCCGGAAGATGCTCGCGAGCTGGAGGCCGACGGACTGGTACTGGAGCCGGTTGACGATCGCGTTGTACAGCTCGGTCACGACGAAATCGTCGCCGTAGCCGTCGACGGTTTCGCCCATCGCCCGCTTCGAGAACCCGGACAGGCCGCAGAGGTAGGAGCCGACCGCCGCGGCGATCTTCACGGACCGGAAGGCCCGGACGCCGGCGCGGATGTCGACCCTGTCCGTCTCCTGGTCCGTGATCTCCGGCTTCTTCGGCTCGGAGTCGCTGGTCCTGACGGCCCGCAGCGCGGCGAGCTTGTCGTCGAGGGCCCGCTCGCCCTTCGCCTCGGCTGCGATCTCGCCGGCCCGGTTCGACAGGGCGGCGAGCCGCTCCTCGATCCGCTTCTTGTCGGCATCGTCGGCCGGGGTCACGGAACGGAGATCGTTGATCTCGTTCTCGATGGCGACGGTTTCGTCCTGGAGTCGAGCGAGCTTGGGGCTGGGCATGGTTCGCGTCCTTGCGTGCGTGGTGTTCGGGCCGACGCTCGCGAGAATGCCAGCCCGCACCACCCCCGGAAAAGTTTCGGCCGTCCTACGGTAGGACGAATTCAGCGGGGGCAGTTGGCGCCGCCGCATCGCGACGCCTTGCAGGTGCAGCTCGTCGAGCATTCGCAGGGGATCTCGATCCGGCCGTCGGGCTTGATCTTGCCGTTCACGCAGCCGCACCGGCACCCGGTCGGCGTCGGGCCGGGGGCCGGCGGCGGAGCCGGGGGCGCCGGCGGCGCGGCGTCCACCGCGAGGCTCGCCCGGGCCGCGGCCACCGCGGCGGCCGCCTTCGGGGCCTCCGCGTCGATCGCGGCCGGGTCGGCCGAGAGCCAGACGAGCCACGCGAGGAACGCTTTCCAGATTCCAGAAAGCATCTACCACCCCCTGCCATGCTCGAGGACCTGGTGCCCGTCGTCCCCGACGCGGGCCCGGACGGTCTGGTACTCGGCCGCGGAGGCCGGCGGGCCTTCGGCGAGCAGGGCCACCCAGAGGAAATTTTTCGCGAGCCGCGCGAGCGCCCGGAGGACCGGCCGGTCGGGCTCGGGCGCGAACGGGCTTGGCAGCGGCGGTCGAGACGAGCCGCTCCACCAGAACAGAAACAGAACCGCGGCCGCCGCGTAGATCGCGTGCCGCTTCGTGAACGTGACGGTCATCGGCCAGCCTCCGGCGCGGGGGTCATCCAGTTCCCGTGGTGCAGATCGCGCCAGCCGAAGCCGGCGATTGACCCGACCGCGAACGAGTCCTCCTGGGCGAGCATCCGCTCCACGACGCGCCGCTCGACCCAGAACGAGCCGTCGGGCATGTCGGCGGGCCACTTCGGGCCGGTGATCCAATTCGGCCCCCAGGAATTCAGGCAGAGCAGGGCGTCGGACGGCGAGCCGTTCCGCTGGTAGCGGACGGCCACGAAGCACATCTCGTGCGCCCACTGGCCGGAGGCCGCGGCGTAGCCGTGGGCGTTGCGGGTGTTCGCGAAGCCCTGCATCGAGGCGACCGGCACCGGAAAGCCGGCCTCGATCGCGGCGGCCGCCTCGTCCCAGGTCGTGACGAGGGCGATATGGGTCGCCGGGTGCCGTTTCGCGACGCCGTCCAGCCGGCCGCCGTCACCCTTGCCGCCGCAGCCGTAGGCGCCCCACTGCTTCGCCCGGTCGGCGGAGTAGGCCCGGAGGTCGAGGTCGCCGATCGGCTCGCGGTAGACGACGCCCCAGTCGCGGACCCAGCGGGCCGCAGCCGCGCCGTAGGAGCCATCGCTCCAGCCGCCGACGGGGGCGGCGCCATCGCCCGACTTACCCCGGGCCTCGACACGCGAGCCGCCGTAGATCGCCTCGGTGGACGGGAACGGTGGCGGGTTCGCGAGTCGGCCGGTCTCCCAGTCGACACACTGGGCGACGTAGATCCCGTGGGCCCAGCCCCACGAAACACAGTCGCCGATGCCCTGCCGCTCGACGATCCACGGCCGGCCGTAGAGGGCCTGGTGGGCCTTGTAGGCCGAACGGTAGAGGAACGTGTCCTTCCCCTGGGCCTTCGCCACCGTCTCGGCCCCGGCCCGGGCGAACGTCGGCTCCGGCAGCTCCGCGAGGAACTCGCGGACGCCGGCGGGGTCCGGCCGCCAGCCGAACCGGCCGTCGCCTTCGTCGATCCAGCCGGCCGGCCGGGGGCCGCCCGTCAGGCTCGCGACGACCGCCGCGAAGGCCAGACCGAGAAGCAGGGAGACGGCGAGGAGCCGAAGCCTATCGGGCCGCATCGGTCGCCTCCCGGCCGATGTCGCGGAGGGCGGCGACCCACTTCGCCCGCTGCTCCGGTGTCACCGGGCCGCCGGCGGTCCCGACCTGCTCCTCGAGGTAGACGCGGATCGCGTCCCGGGCCGCCGGCTGGCGGGCGCCGATCGACACGCCCCGGCATCGCAGCTCGCGGGCCCGCTGCCGCAGGTCGTCAAACGCGACGCCGCTCTTCAGGAACGGCTCGGCCTGCCGGCCGTCCCATTCGATCTCGTCGGCCAGCTCGGAGCAGAGGGCCCCGATCGTCGCCGCGTCCTCCGACGCCGTTGGCCCGCGGAACAGGCCGCGCAGGTGCAGCCCCGCCGGGGCCGGGGCCGGGGGCGGCGGCGCCGCCTCGTCGCGGCCAGCCGAGAACCAGACCATCGCGGCGCCGATCACCAGGCCGACGGCCAGCATGTACCGCGGCTGGAGCGTTGCCGCGGCGGCCTTCTTCCGGACGGCCTCGCGGATCGCCTTCAGGTGTTCGGGGTTCGCGAACAGCAGAGCGGCGGCGGCGAGCAGGAGCGCGGTGATCATCACGACCTCACGAGTTTCAAGATCTGCTCCATCGCCCCGGCGGCGATCGCCAGGACGAGCGACCGGACGGCCGGGCGGACGAGGATCCAGAGCGGCCAGACGGCCGTGGGGATCGCCTTGTCGGCCACGAGGTCGAACAGGTTCGCGGCCGCGGCCAGGACGACCGCCCGCTTCTCCTCGCCCGACAGGCCCTCGACCGTGTCGAGCGTGGTCACGCACAGCCGCAGGAGCGAGACGAGCAGCTCGCCGAACTCCTGCCAGGTCAGGCCGCCGGCGGCCGACGACTTCGCCGCGGCCATGAACGCGGCGAGCTGGGCCGCGAGGGTGTCGAACGGGGCCGCCGCGGCGGCGGGGGCGTTGGTGTCGGTCATCGGCTGCGCCTCCAGATTGAATCCGCGGGGACGACCTGCCGGCACCGGGCGCGGCAGGACTGGCACTCGACGTACTGGACCTGGCGGTCCCCGGCCCGCTTCGACGAATCGACGCGGGCCCGACCGCCGCAGCGTGGGCACTTAGCCGGCATGAATCCGCATCCTCGCGACGGCGGCGGCCGCTGCGGCCCGAGCACCGGCGAGGCTCGACACGCGGACGCCGCGGGTCTCCTCGGGCTCCGGCACGGTCTCGGGCTTGTCGTCGATCCAGATGTCGGGCGAGAGGCCGGCGTCGGCGACGGGTCACACAGCAGACGCGGTTTCCGCGGGCGAGGGCCTCGGTCATGAAACTCCGCCAGAGGCCGGGGGCGGCCGTGAACGTCTGGTCGAAGTCGATCGAGATCAGCAGGCCCTGAGCGGAGCCGGGGGCGGCCGCGGCGGCGCGGGCGGATCGCCAGAGGTCGAGGGACCGAGGGGCGACCGACGACGCCGGGTAGGCCGGGCTCGTCACCGCGGAAATGTCATAGAGGCCGCCCGCCTTCGTCACGGTGCGGATCACGTTCCCGCGCTCATCCTCCGTCCAGGTCTCGCCGCCGTCGGCCACCGTGAACGCGAACGAGCTGCCGGTGATCGTCCGATCCTCGACCATCATCACGAGGTCCTTGCCGCTGCTCGTGAGCAGCGGAGTGTGCCGGTAGCCGAGGCCGCGGGCTTCCTTCGTCAGGTCGAGCCGGCCATTCGACGTCCGGCCGGTGATCAGGTTCGGGTCGTGATTGAACAGGAACGGGACGTCGATCTTGCCTCGCGGATCCGTCGGCTTGCGGTCGATCAGGCCGTCGAACGCGGTCGCGGAGAACTTCTCCCGGAAGCCGCCCAGGTCGACGGACAGGCTCTCCCACGGGGGCGAGATCCCGACGAGCTGCGGCGGCTGATCGTCGCGCCGCTCGACGGCGATCGCGTCGGGATGGTCGGCGGTCAGCAGGTAGCGGCGTTCAGGCTGCGACATCGGTCGTCCCTCCGGGGGCCGGCTCGTCGGCCGGCGGGGTCTCGTCATCCGGCGGCGCGTCGGCCGGCGTGTCGTCGGG